TGTTGTTGGAATTACAACTGGTAATGGAACAAATGCAGAATTATCAATTGTTTCTATTGCAAGTACAAACGAATTAATATTAGATAATATTCAAGGTGACTTTAAGACTGGCGTTGGTAATACATTAATGTATACTAGCAGTGTTGGTGTTGGTACAACAATGAATGGTGGTGGTATTGGTACTGGACATCATGGTTCTGATGGTGGTAATGTTTTACCTATTAATATTGAAATAATTGATGATATTGATACTGGTTATCAAGATGGACTTCATATTGTTGTAGACCATCAGAATCATGGTATGTATCATGAGACAAATTATGTAACTATTTCTGATGTAGAAGGTGATATTTTACCGACAAAATTAAGTTCTCCATATAGCGAGGATTCTACTACAGCGATATCTATTGATAGTAGCACCAACTTTACATCATTTGAAGGTGTTGGTGTTGCAGCATCTAATCCAGGTTATGTAAAAATTGGAAATGAGATTATTAAGTATACTGGTGTTTCTGGCAACACTTTAACAGGTGTTGATAGATCAACATGGGATACCTCTAGAAGTAGTCATTTAAAAGGAGAACTTGTCACTAAACAAGAAGTGGGTGGTATTTCTTTAGCGAGAATTAATAAAACTCATTATCTAGGTGATGTCAGTGCTTCCATAATAGATGCACAGAAACAAGCTCCAATAGGGTATGGTCATTATACTATTAAAGTTAACTTTACTGCTCAAACCTCACCTACTGCTATTGGTAGATCCACGGCTGAAAGTTTCCCAATATTATATGTAAATGATACCAAATCAACTGGTGGATTTAATATTAAGGCAACTCAAAATATGCCATTTGAACTTATTTCACCACAGGTACATAATATAACTGTTGCAGGAACTAAAGTTAGTGCTCAAATGAGAACTGTTTCTGGTACAAGTCTTGATGATGGTGCTGGTAAAGGTATTGATCTTCCATTCACTGATAAGGGATTTGAAACTATTACTTTGAACAAAACAAACTATATGAATACTCCAAGATGTATTGCATCTAGAATTAATGAAACATCTAATAGTATCATTCAACAATTCTCTGGTGATAGATCATTTAATATGAGACTTAATTTAGAGAGTAATGATCCTAGAGTATCTCCAATAATTGACACTCAAAGGGCAAATGTAATTTTAACTTCCAATAAGTGTGATGCTCCTATTTTAGATTATATTGATGATCCTAGGTCTGCTGATATATTCACTGATCCAACAGGATGTCAATATATTTCTAAAGAAAATGTATTGTCTAATGCAGCAACTTCTATTCAAATTATACTTGATGCTCACATTAGTGTATACAATGATATTAGATGTTTCTATGCAATTTCTGATACAACAAACTTTGAACCAATATTTGTTCCTTTCCCTGGATATACAAACTTAAATAATATAGGAGAAGTTGTAAACAAAGAAAAGAATGATGGAAGACCTAATTCAATGGTTGCATATAGTGATCCAGGATTCCTTTCCAATGAAATAGACTTTAAAGAGTATGCTTGGACTGCAGATAATCTGCCCAAGTTCATGACTTATAGAATTAAGATTATTCTTGGTTCTACTAATCAGGTCTATGTTCCAAGGATTTCTGATCTTCGAGTTATTACTTTAGCATAATGAACAATGAATTTGTAAAGGTGAAGGATCATCAAAATTTAATGAGAGATCCTTTATCAAACGGCATACTTAATGACAATCAATCTGATTATGATGAGTACATAGCACGTCGTGAAGCCGCTAACAAGGCAAAACAAAATGAAACTAATATGAAAGAAGATCTTGATAATTTGAAAAGTGAAATTAATGAAATCAAATCTCTATTAAAGGAATTAGTACATGGCAACTAAAAAGTTTACTTTTGACCCAGATGCTGGTGTTGCCTATGGTGCTAATCTGGTAATAAATCCAGGTGCAGATTTTAGACAGCATTTTGAGGTGGAGAATCTTGCTAATGGTAATTTTGATTTCTATACTGGTTCTGCTGGTGTAGGTAATACTTGGACTGGTACTGGTGCAATGGTTAAAAGCGTTGCTATTGGTGCATCTTATAGTACTCCTGCAGCAACATTTACAGTTGGATTTACAAGTGCTTCTGATGGTAAATTCATTGCTTCCTTAACTGCATCTCAAACAAGAACTTTGGGAGAAGGAAGATACATGTACGATATAAATGTTAGTTCAGGAGCAACAGTTTATAGAATCGTTAGCGGAAATGTAATGGTTAACCAAGGCATTTCTACTGCACTATAAATAATAAAACAGAGGTACTGTAGATGCAACCATCCAATCGTCAAGAATTAGTTACTTACTGTAAGAGACAACTGGGTGCTCCCGTGTTGGAGGTCAATGTTGCCGATGAACAGATAGATGATATACTGGATGATTCTATTCAGTATTTTCAAGAAAGACATTTTGATGGAACCATCCAAATGTTTATGAAGTATAAGGTAACTGAAACTGATATTAAAAGAGGAAGGGCTAGAGAAGGTAGAACAGATAATGTAGGAATAGTTACCACAACAGCAGAGTCAACTATTGACGGTGGTACTACTACTTTTAGTTGGACAGAAACCAGTAACTATCTTCAAGTTCCACCATCAGTTATTGGTGTAACAAAGGTAATGCATTTTGATGGTGCTAACACTGTAACCAATAATATGTTCAGTGTTAAATATCAGATGTTCTTGAATGATATTTACTATTGGGGTTCTACTGAAATCTTAACATATGCTATGGTTAAGACGTTCCTTGAGGATCTTGACTTTGCATTGACCACACAGAAACAAATTAGATTTAATCAGAGAATGGATAGGTTATATCTTGATATTGATTGGTCAAGCCTTAATGCAGATGATTTTATAGTAATGGAATGTTATAGAGCATTACATCCAGATGATTATGCAAGAGTCTGGAATGATTCATTTTTAAAAAGATATGCTACTGCTAAAATCAAAAAGCAGTGGGGTCAAAATTTACTTAAATTCCAAGGGGTTAAACTACCTGGTGGGGTCGAGTTAAATGGTAGGCAAATCTATGATGACGCAGAAAAAGATTTAGAAGTCATTAGAGAACAAATGTCTAACACTTACGAACTTCCACCATTAGATATGATAGGTTAAGGTTATGGTACTTAATCCATATTTTCAACAAGGTTCAAAGAGTGAACAAAATTTAGTTCAATCGCTTATTAATGAGCAGTTGAAAATTTATGGTGTTGATGTACATTTCATGCCAAGGAAGTATGTTTCTTCCGATTCAGTATTAAGAGAAGTAAGTGCATCTTCATTTGAGGATGCATATCCTATAGAAGCATATATTGATAACTTTGATGGGTATGGAGATAATCCTACTCTCCTTTCTAAATTTGGTATTGAGCAAACTAATGAAGTAACTTTAATAATTTCAAAGGAAAGATTTGAGAATTATATCTCTCCTCTAATGAAGAATGAATCTAATATAAAACTTTCAACTAGACCAAAAGAAGGAGATTTAATCTACTTCCCATTTGGAGATCGTTTGTTTGAAATCAAGTATGTAGAGCATGAGAAACCATTCTATATGCTTAAGAATACTTATGTGTATGAACTTCGTTGTGAACTCTTCCGTTACGAGGATGAGGTTATTGATACTGGTGTTGATGAAATAGATGATACCCTAGAAGCATCAGAAGGTGTAGATGGTGAAGATTATGTAATTGGAGTAACTCAAAAACTTACTCTTGTTGGAAATGCAGAGCAAGCATCTGCTGTTACCACACAGGTACATGGTGGTATTCAATTTGTTACTGTAACGAATAGAGGTAATGGATATACACATGCTCCACGAGTTGCAATTTCTTCTGCTCCTGCAGGTGGAGTAACTGGTATAGCAACTGCATATCTACTTGGAGGAATTGTTGTATGTGCTGGTTCTGCCCAACCTAATAGTAATAAGAGTGTAGTTCAAGAAGTTAACCTAGTTAATCCTGGTTCTGGATATACTACAGGGCCTGATATGCAATTCTATGGTGGTGGTGGAACAGGTCTTGCTGTTACTTCATATATGGCAAATGGAACCATTGGTATTGTTACTGTTACTGGAGGTGGTTCTGGATATACTACATCACCAAACATCACGTTTACGGGTCTCTCAACGGTCTCTGCTGCCGCTACAGCAGTCGTAAGCACCGCAGGTACTATATCTGCTATTCATATAACTAATGCTGGTGCAGGTTATACAACTCCACCAACAATCAGTATCGCTGCACCTACAGGAACAAGTTCTGGAACCTTTGCATTCAATGAGATTGTAACTGGAGGAACAAGTGGTGCTACTGCAAGAGTAAGAACTTGGAACTCTGTAACAAATGAAATAGAGATATCTAATGTTGACGGAACATTCTCTAGAGAAGAGACTCTTACAGGTTCTACATCAGGTGCATCCCGTGTTGTAAGGTTGATTGACCTAACTAACTATGATGATGGATTTGGTGACAATGATGTTTTTGAGACAGAAGGAGATGATATTTTGGACTTCTCTGAAGGTAACCCATTCGGTACCCCATAAATATAATACAAGAGGTATATAATCATGTTTGAATATTTTTATAACGAAATCTTTAGAAAAACTATTATTGGTTTTGGTACTTTGTTTAACGACATTACTGTTAAGCAGGAGGATTCTACTATAAAAGTACCTTTGGCATATGGCCCCACACAAAAGTTTTTAGCAAGATTAGAAGAATCACCCGACCTTAATAAAAGAACTTCATTGACATTACCTAGAATGTCATTTGAGTTTACTGGTCTTCAATATGATTCATCTAGAAAGGTAACTACAACTCAACAGTTTACAGTAAAAGATAAGACTACTGGAAAGAATACGAATAAAGCATATATGCCCGTTCCTTATAGTATGCAATTTGAGTTAAGCATAATGACCAAGTTGAATGATAATGCCCTTCAGATTGTTGAACAGATATTACCATATTTTCAACCACAATATAATTTAACAGTAAATTTACTTTCATCAATGAATGAGAAAAGAGATATTCCTGTAATACTTGAAAGTGTTACAATGGATGATCAATATGAAGGTAATTTTACTACTCGTAGAGTTCTACTTTACACATTAAGATTTAGTGCAAAGACATATCTATTTGGTCCTGTTACTTCTGCTACCAAGGATATCATCAAGAAAACAAGTGTCAATTATATTGCTGGTGGTTCTACTTCTGACTCAAGAGATGTTACATATTCTGTTACTCCAAGAGCGACGAAAGATTATACAGGTGATGTACTTACAAATCTCGCAGAGGACGTTGACGAAGCAACCACAACTATTAATGTAGTTGATGGTAGTGCTCTTACTGTTAAGACTTATATTGATATTGATAATGAAGAGATGTATATTACTAAAATTACCAGCAACAAGATTACTGTTGAAAGAGGTAAGGATGGTAGAACTGCTGCCTCACACGTAAATGGATCCGAAGTATTAGCTATTACTGCTGCGGATGATGCTCTCATTGAGATGGGTGATGACTTTGGATTTAGTGGAGAATACACTTCTGGATTATGAAAATGACTAATTTAGATGACACCTTTGATATAGAATCAACCATTGTCCCTTCGGAAAAGGTTGGTATAACTCCAGAGCAAAAACCTGATAGACTTACTAAATCCGATATTGATAAGGACTATGAGTATACTCGTGGCAATCTCTATAGCATCATAGAGAAGGGTCAGGAGGCAATTAATGGTATTCTTGAACTTGCACAGGATAGTGAGATGCCAAGGGCATATGAGGTAGCAGGGCAGTTGATTAAGAGTGTTTCAGATGCTACTGATAAGTTAATGGATCTTCAAAAGAAATTAAAAGATGTAGAAGAAGAAACAAAAGTAAAAGGACCATCTACTGTTAATAATGCATTGTTTGTTGGATCAACAGCAGAGTTACAGAAACTATTAAAGAACGGACT